GGCTTTCCGGGCAGGGGCGCGGCGTTCACCAGCGCCGCAAACTCTTCGAACGTGACGGGTGACGTCGCCGCTGCGCCTAGGATAGTGACTTCTGCCGGGGTCTCGCCCTTGTAGTTGTGCGTGCCCGGTACCCGCAGTACGCGCGCCGCATCCGCAGTGACGTTCTTGTCCGCCTTGAACCCGTGGTAGACCGCCAGCGCCTTGAGCCGCTCGGCGATAGGGAGCCACTCTAACAGCGTCACGGGCTCGGTGAGCCGCCAGTAGACGTGCACACCGTAGCCGGAGTTCACCAGCAGGGGGCGCGGCAGGGCGGTGGTTTTGCAGAACTCGCGCAGCGCCACGATGGCCGTCTGCTGATCCGGGAAATCCTTGGGGGTGCCCTTCTTGAGGTGCACGCCGCAGTCCAAGTCCATGTAGAACGAGCGCAGCTGCTTGACGTTGTCGGCTTCCCGAGACCCCGCCTCCTCGAAAGCGCCGAGGGCATAGTAGGTGTCGAAGCCGTTGCTGTCGAAGTTTTCTGCTGCGTTCTGGAGTTCCTCTATGGTGCCGTAGAACTTCTGCACCATCTTCTGTTCTTTGAGCGCCCAGACACAATAGTAGCCCTCTGTGCCGAGCACCTCGTTAAGAAACGTCGTAGTGTCCATGAGCCGCCACTCATTGAGGAAGGGGAGCGACGGGGCTTGTTTTTCTTGTGCCCCGTCGCAGGAAGAACCTGAGACTACGCGTCGTCCCAGACAGAAACAAGCTTGTTGAGGTCCGGCTTGGCCGCAGGAGCCGGGTCTTTGGCCGAGGCGACCTTCTTCGGCTCCTCCTCGTCGTTGTCAACGATCTCGATGGCGTCCTTCTTGGGGTTGTAGCTCTCGGTGCCGCCCGCAGAGACCTTGCCCTGCACGCCGTCCGTCTGCGCCACAGTCAGCGTGATCGCCTTGATGGCGTCATCGCTGTCTTTCGCTGCAAGGGCTGCCTTGAACTCGTTCTCGTCAAGCGGACGCACAGCCGTGAAGAACAGCTTGGGTGTCTCGCTATTCTCGTCGAAGTACATCTGCGTCATCACCGCGAGAATCGGCGTGTTGTGCGCCGCGAGGAACTTGGCGTACGCCTGCATCCCCATCTTCTTGCCATCTGCCTCGCCAAAGATCGACGTCGCAGGGAGTTGCAGTTGGTAGACCTCGTCAGGCTTGCCCTCGAGCGTGATCGCCAGCCGCTGGTTGAAGCGGCACGCGCGGCTGTTACCCTGCCCAGACCCCTTGATGTTCATCGGGCACTGAGCGCAGGACGCCGCCTTGCGCTGCGCTGCGGGCACCTCGGGGGCGGGCACGCGAGTATCGGTGGACCAGCACGACGGGGCGCTTGGGTTGTTGGAGTCGTAGCTGCCCTCGTAGAAGGTGCGCGACACCGGAGCGGCGTTGACCACGACGATGTTGATCTCGTCGCTCTTGGAGACGGACACCTGCTCGCCACCAACAATCATACGGAACTTGTTGCCCTTGATGCTGATGCGCTTGCCGCCGCCACCGCCGCCACCGGCGAGCGTCTTGTTCATCTCTTGCAGCGCCTTGAAGAGGTCGCTGTTCACGAGCGGGTTGTTGCCGCCAAACAGGGTCATTTCACCCATGGTAGTTCTCCTCAGCTTTCCAGATCGAGTTCAAGTTGTTTGGGCGCGTTAGTCAGCGCCTCCACCACCTTATCAAGGTCGAACCGGTAGATGCCGCCGATCTTGATGTAGGCAGTCTTCGGGATGTGCCCGCGCCGCACCCACTGACGGGCGGTGGAGTCAGACACATTGAAGTGCTCCGCGAGGGCTTCGATAGTCACAAAAGGGGTCATCACTTCTTCCTTACAGTTATCACATACTCCGAGTCCGCGTTGAGGCCCGGAGGGTGCAGGTTAGGGTTCGCTTCAAGGAACTGCCTCACCGCCGACTGGTTCAGCCGCTTCTCGAAGAACTCGGGCACTTCGTGCTCCATGACGAACGCGTGCATGGACTCCCAATCGTTCGTCCAGTAGCGGGTCTTGACGGTGCGGAAGAACATGCCAGCCGCCGTGCGGACACTCTCGACATTGTGCTCCTTGCAGTGCGCGAGCAGCTCGCTTTTGATGGCGTTCAGCTGGCCTACGAGCTCCGCATCTTCTTCCTCGAATGCGGACTTAATCTCCGCACGCTTGTCCCTGATCTTGATGTAGATGCGGGTCAGCGTCTCGATTGACACGGGGCCTTCCACCTCTTCGGGTGCTTCAGTAGACATAACGGTTCTCCTCATTTGTTATTGAACGCTGTTTAGTCGCGTCCAGTTGGCTAGTCAAGTAAATTCTTGTAAAGGTCGATCAGCTTTGTGTGGACATCTATTTTGTCATCAAGCAGCGAGTAGACGCGCTGCTCCACGCCTGACCCCTGAAGTTGCACCACGGTGCACTTGTGCTTCTGCCCCGTGCGGTGCACCCGCGCATTGGCCTGTGCGTAAGTCTCCAATGACGGGGTGGGCGCCCACCATACGACAGTGTTGGCGGCGGTCAAGGTCACACCATGCGCCGCAGCCTGCGGCTGGATGACCAGTACCTTGGGGTCCGGTGTGGTCTGGAACCGATGGAAGATGTCTGTCCGCGCGCTCGCGCTCACATCGCCGCGTATGACCTCAGCCGTGACGCCGTCGGCGCGCAGCTTGGTTGTCAGGATGTCGATGACGTGCTTGAACGGCACGAACACCAGCACCTTCTGGCTGCTCTCGTCGATCACTTCCTTGAGGACGTCGTAGCGATTCTTGATGTCGAACTCTACCGCCTCGCCGTCGTCGGTGTAGACGGCCCCCGCGCTGATCTGGAGTAGTTTGTTCATGTTCACCGCAGCGTTGACGGCAGTGACGGACTCGCCGTCCACCTCCATCATCATCTGCTGTTTCAGCTTGAGGTAGTACCGCTCCTGCTGCTTCGTCAGCGCCACCTTGCGCTTGGTGTAGAGCATGTCGGGCAGGTCTAGGCACTCTTCCTTGGTGAACCGTATGGCGGGCTGTAGCGCCCGATGCACAAGCTCTGTTGCTGTGTCCTTCGGCTTCCACTTGAACTGCGTCACCTTGTACATGACCATGTCGCGCCACGACCCGTAGAAGCGCGGAACGGCGGTGGGGTTGACCAGCTTAGCTAGCCCGTAAGCGTCCTCGGGCCCCTGCGCCGCCGGTGTGCCGGTCATCATCCACAGCCAAGTGTTCGGCCCCACTAGAGAGTTCAGCACCTTCCACCGCTTGCTCTGCGCGTTCTTGTAGTGCGTGCAGTTGTGCACTAGGTGGGCGTTCTCCCCAACAAAATAGTTAGGCGTTCCACCAACTTCGAGGTTGTAGACGTATTCGTCACATCTAGGTTCGCGATACGTAACACTGTCCACCCGAGCTCCGAAAGTTTTTCCGTTTTCCGCCGATCCCGCTCCTGACCTTTCGTCGTGCGGTGGCTGCTTCCATCCACTTCCAACCCAAGTTTCTTCTCCGGCCACGCGAAGTCGAGCTTGTAGTTCGTAGGATAGCCGGGCTGCCTCTTTCCCAACGCTACCGGGAAGTTCCATATCCAGCCAGCCGGAAGCTGCGACGACACCAATACTTCTGCTGCTGTTAGGCCCGTACCGTTCCCACCACGAACCACTGGACGAATCCCCTTCGCTTTCGCCACATCCGATAGATGCGCGCGCTGCTCTGACGTCCGGTGAAACCCAGCGCGAACCCCCTTGGCCCTCTGTTCTTGCGTCAAGGATTTCAGTGCTGACTGGTTCGGATGCAAGAGGTGCCATCTCTTCCGAGCGCAGGATCGAGAGCAAGACATCCCCGTGCTCGACTGTTGTTTCCGATGAAACCGCCACTTCCTCATTGCCACGGTGTACTGCGTTCCGCATATCGGACAAGCCAGCAAAATTGACAAGTCGTCTACCAGCAATGGCTCTGGCGGGAACCCAGCCCCAGTCAGTGAAGAAAGGATGTTCTGGAGTGCAGGTGATAATTTCTCCGGTTTCAAGCTTCACCTCTACCAGCCTGTTAGGCTTTCGCTTGGACACCGTTTTTATAGTACGTACCCCGTCACTTGTAAACACGGTGTCTCCGGGGGCCAAAGTTTCTATGGCTACCGGCCCGTCGGGGGTGTGCACAGAGGTGCCTGCGACAAAGCACTCATCCACGATGATGAGGTCGTACCCCGCAGCGGCAATCTCATCCCGCACGATCTCGACGCCGTCGTAGTTGATGACGAGGAAGTCGGGCCGCTGGGCGATGATCTTCTTGCGCTTCTCCGCGCTACCGTGCGCCACGTTGACGGTGCGGTGCATCGCGAAGCTAAACAGGTCAGCGCGCCACGCGCTGTCCATGATGGACAGGGGGCAGATCACGAGCACTCGGTTGATGACGCGCTGTTTGAGCAGGAAGTCCGCAGCCCAGATCGCCGAGGCCGTCTTGCCGGTACCCTGCTCGTTGAAGCAGAACGCCCGCTTGTTCAACGTCAGGAAGGACGCCGTCGTGCGTTGGTGCGACATCGGTGCGAACTTGCCGGGCCAGTCGTAGCGACCCTCGATGGGTGACGGCGCTTTAATGTTCAGGGCACGCAGTGCGTGCGTCTCGCTGACACCCCAGTAAACAGCGACTTCGTCGCCTTCCAACTGTTTACTCTTAGGTATTATCGTAGTGATTTGTTTTGGGTTGCGCAGCTTGAGAAGCAGCGCCTTGTTGTCCACGATCTGCATGTCGTTCTCCTAGGCGTTAGGGTTGTCCCTAACTCTTTCTTTTGGTCGGCTTGCTCATCGCGCCGCCCGCTGCGCGGTTCTTGGACGGGCTCTCTAACCGGACGCCGTCGGCGTTGCTGCCGCCGTTGGCAAGGGGCTTCTTGTGCGCCAAGTCCTTGCCGTCTCGTGCCGCCTTGCCGTGCTTCTTGTCGAACGCGTTTCGAGCACGCTGGCGTTCCATTCGGTCCTCGTGCTCGCCACGAGCCTTCTGGAGTTGGTACTCACGCTTGTAGGGCCGGTCGCGCTCGGGGTTCTTGTACGCCATGAGTCACCTGTTCGTGCCGTTGTGCTCACATTCTACCACGGGGCAGTGTCGTTTACAAAGACCCGAGGGGCGTGGGTTCCACACACCCGTCTCGAATGCCTTCTCCATAGCCGCGTACTTCTTGACCCACGGACTCCACAGGATGGCCTCGTCCTTGACGTCGAAGTCCTGCTTCACGAACGCGTTGGCGATCACGAACAGGAGCCCGGACTTGACCCGCTGCACCTGCGGGAAGTGCTTGAACACCGCCAGCGCCATGAGCTGTAGCTGGCCTGTGTCGGCGTACTTGGCGTTCTTTCCGGTCTTGTAGTCAATGATCCGTGCCATGTCCCCGTCGATGATGAGCAGGTCTACGATGCCACGGAACCAGACCTCCTTGGCCCCAAACGAGCAGGGAGTCAGGTCCGCAGTCAGCCCGAGCCGGAGCTCGCAGTGCTTGTCCCCCGGTAGGGCCTTGAGCGTAGCGAGCGCGTCAGCCATGAAGTTGAACTGCGGGGGCACGGGAGTGTCGTCCCGGATGAACTCCTCGCACGCCTTGTGGAACTCGGTACCATAGCGCATGGCCTCCGTCTCAACGACGGGATACTGCCGCAGCACGTTCACATGGTAGAACTGCTTAGGGCAGTTCTCGAACGCCTTCATGCGGCTGAAAGACCATGCACCTGCGCTCATTCGCACTCCCCGTAGTTCTTGCCGATACCGGCTTCGCAGTTGACGGGTAGCCCCGTCGCCCACTCTGGCACCCACCTCATGCACTGCTCGACGTAGGCCTTGGCTTCTTCGGCTTCGGCGTCGGGCACGCAGCACACGATGGAGTCGTGAACAGTTAGCACGACTTTGTGTTTCTTGGCAATCCGTAGCATTTGTTCGCCTATGATACACCGTGCAATCGCTTGGCACACGTTCTCTACGACCTTGCCGCCGTAGATGCGCGTCGGCCCCATACGGGTCTTGTAGGTGTACTCTACGCCGCCCTTCTCGTTCTCTTGTTCGGTCAAGGCGTCGTAACGCAGGATGAGCCCTGACGGCAGCAAGATACCGGGCGCGGTCGGTACGGCACTTAGAACCCCCGGGCGCCCAAACGCCAACGCGTCGCCCCGGACTAGGTAGCGCAGCATGGAGTTGCACTGCTTCCACAGATTGTTGATAGCGTCGTTGGTCTGCCGGTAGATTGCGATGATCCGCCGAGCCTCTTCCACAGGCAGCTCTACGCCCTGCGTCTTGAGCGCGGCTTGGAACTTGTCGCCACCCATGCCGTAGCCAGCGCCGAGCACCGTGGTCTTGCCGACGAACCGCTGCTCCTTCGTTACCGCCTCTTCCGATACGCCGTAGATGGCAGACGCCATCTTCTTATAGACGTCCTTGCCCTCCGCGAACGCCTCGAC